ATTCTGATAAGTTACTACTGCAGCAATTTTAGCACTCATTAAAAGTCAGCCCTTACTTTAAATTTAAGTCTATCAAAAAGAGTCATAATAGCGCCGCTTGTATAGTTTAATTCGATTTCACCTTCATAAGTACCGGCAGCAACAGCTAGAGTCGTAGCTCCCCATGGCATATAGCATGCTCCGTTTACATACGGCGCAACTTTAACGCAAGTCATCGTATCTAAAATAGTTGAAGCGCCTAAGGCACGGAATTTTACTTTAATTGTAGGATCGGAAATATCGATTACAGCCCATGTAGCTGCATCATCAGGGTCTAGAGTAAGACCACTTGCTGCGGTGTTAGAATCTTTTAATGTCAGGTTAATCTCTGGCTTTGTATCATTGGCCACGAGATTAATAGTTTCATAGTACGCCATTTTTAACTCCTAGGGAGGTTGTTCTCAGCATTGGCATTGTTTGCAGATACTAATTTACACTAAACGAATCCGTTGTCAACTAATTTAGTGTTGGTTTCAATTTCATTGTTACCCCACATCCCTGAGTTAATTAATTGCTTACAACTAGATTCATAACGAAGGTAATATGTGTTATTTTCGTCCTTCATATCCCCACTAATAGCACCATGGGCTTTGTATGCTGCGTAGTTAATAAGAGCTTCAGTGTACACTTCACTAATTTTTAAATCTGTAATAGTTGATTTTGCTTTTTTAGGAGCAGCAGCATACTTTAAAATAATCTGAGAACGTTTAGGTGTTTCACTGTCAGTCCCTTTAATAATAGCTTTAAAAGGTTCATTAATTAAAATAGATACAGCTGTGTCTATTTTATTAATTATTTTAACTGAATCATCTTTAATTGTAACAGGGTCAAAATCTACAGTGTAATACGCGTGAATAGGAGCTAAAAAATCATTGGGTAATGTGTATTCTTCCCCACTTAACGGATTATCTAACTCATACTCTTTCTTTACTAAATTGAATCGTTTATGCAGAGCTAAATTAGCTAGATTAATGTAGTTAATAAACTTATTTTGATTAACTACTTGTACTGCAGTCGGTACTGGGCTTGGGTTTGCGGAGGTATCACCAACACTAGCTATTGCTAATTTACTGCATTCACCTGTAACTAAATAATCTATATACTCTGAGACTTTCATAGTATCCTCTGTCTAGACAAAATAAGAACTGTCGCCTACTTTTTTAATAGTATCATCACCCCACATACGGGAATTTTGTAATGTATCTTCTTCCTCTACGTCTTGTGGGCCTACCTCACTTGGTTTCCACGCATTTAATTCAGCCAACATCGTAATAGTATCGATCTGATCATCATGCTTACTTTTAAACCCTTTAAGAGTAGCTAAAGATAGCTCAAAAAGCAACTCTGTAAGTTCATCACTGTCTTTTAGTTCTTCTGGTAACCAGATTTTTTTAGATTTAAATAGGGGTATAGCATTCTGTTGGAACCTACTCATCTTATCCTTAGTAGGCCTAATACCAATAGTATTGCTATTTCTTCCTTTAGACAAAGTAAAGTAATTATTACGTTGTCCCATTTCATTTTGGATCCAGCTAATAAATCCACCTTGTTGCCCCGTTGTTTCAATACCTACTTCTTGTGGACGGTATTCCTGAACTAATCTAAACAACTCATCAATGGTCTTATCCATCAGGGATCTTTTACAAACTCCATCTACCCACAGCCAATCTCCATTGTTATTATACGCCCAAACGTTAATTACACTAAAATCTGCATGTTCTTTATCTGATGTAGCAAAATCAGTAGTGATATAGAAGTTGTACGCTCCCTTATTCTTAAGGACGTTACTGCGCTTATACCAAATTATATCAGAATCACTAATAAGTCGCTCTTCAGGAGACGTAATACGAAGCATAAGCTCCTGATTAAATGAGTCTAATTTACCAGCCCCTTTTGATTTAAAATACTGGTTGCTAATGTACTCATAATTAAACCGGTCTTCCCAGGCACCTTTAAAATCTTCCTCCTTACATGGGAAGGATTCACATACAGGGTAGACATTTACGTGCCAAACACCCGATTCAATAGCTTTGTATAGAGGGTCTTTAGAGTTAAACGGAGTCCCAGACCAAATGACTTTCCTTTTATTAGGATGTAACGCGTAATCAATTGCCGAGTAGACCGTGTTTTCAACATTCTCAATGATTGTAGCGGACCTAGCATCTTCATCTCCCAGTAAATCATCAAGTACAGCGAGTTGTGGTCTCGTATTCAATTCAACTGTACCACGAACACCTGTTTTAGCACCATGCCCAGTGACAACAAACTCTTTACCTGCTGCATTCTTAAAGTACCATCTAATATCAGTAAATCTAAACTTAGAAATGTACTTCTTTAGAAAGGCACTATTCTCACATCTACGTTCCATACGAAGCCGCATTTTCTTAACACCATTCTCAATGCTGTCAGATACATATAAGGCGTAGTCTACTGAACCAAATCCTGGAATAGATCCATACACAGCTATATACAGAAACAAGTATTCCGCAAATATAGTCGTTTTAGCTAATCCACGAGCACACATATTAGCTGTATTCTGGGTCTTCCCAGCTATTTTATCCATCATCTTATAGTGAATAACCGGGGTCTTGTTCTCTTCTCCCTTCTCACCATTAACTAACTTAATAAACGATACAAACTCTAGTGCAAATTCACTAGGCACATAAGTAGGATCATCAGTATAATCAATGTCATTGAGCCATTGATCCACTGTTTTCTTAATTAGGGCCATCTCTCACCTCACGCTCTCTAGTTCCACAAATACACACCTGCTTACCACAACATGTATATGCATCTGGGTGTATAGTTTTCAGACAATCGCCTCTGTCATGCATTGTTCCGGACTGGGATTCCCACCCACAAATTATACAAGCCTCATCACTCATTGTCTTCTCCTATTGGAATGATTAGATACCTATCTAAGAACTGGCTACAATCTTCATATCGTCCTGTAATTAACGTAGTTTCTGGGTCGTACCAACAATACCCCTGCATTCCTGAATTATCCCCGCACCACCAGATACAATTTTCACATACCTCTAGTACAGGAGACACTTTTATTCTGGCCCTGTCCATCCTAGCAGCGCAAACATTAAGTAATTATTAAGTATTAACGCTAGTGAATTTACGCATAGCACAAACACTAACCAATACATAATTTTTGGAAACTCTATTTTCATGTTATTCCTCTGTGTTATTTATTATTAAGGCTGTCCACGTACCTTGCGCTATTAATATATCATCGACATATGCTTTACCAAAAAATTTAGCACACCTAGCTAAATTAGTAGTGATGTTTACATCAAATTTGATCTGATCCCCAGGAAGGGCAGGTTTAATGAATTTAACCCTATCTACTGTAGCTACGTAAGCTAATTGCCCTTCATCTAGATCGGCACATCCAAATAGTAGCCCTCCAGACTGAAACATCCCTTCTAGTATAAGTACTCCTGGCATAATAGGAAAATCAGGGAAATGCCCACTAAAATAAGGCTCGTTATGTGATACATTTTTTATAGTAACTATATTTGTATCAGTTTTACTTATAACCTTATCTACCATAAGAAACGGGTATTTATGTGGAAGTATCTTAAGTATATCTGAAACGTTATTTGTCATCAATCACCTCATAGTCTGCATCAATAGGCTTAACAGTAGTTGTTTTAGCAAGTATCTCACTATGTGCTATCTCTTTAGCACTTGCTTGGCCATTCATAATCATACGCAGCTGCTGTTGTGCAAGTGCCTTAGTAGTAGCCCGTAGGTCTTCTACCACATCGTTATTGTAATTAACCTCCAGCTCTATTTTTGCTAGCGCAGGAGCTGCTAAATTAGTTATAAGGCTCTCAGCTGCCTTCTGCCTAACCATTTCAGACTTAGCTGTATGCATGAGCTCGGCCTGCACATTGATAGCTTCCTGATACACTCCGGCGTTCAGAATGTGTGTAGGAACCATGGTCTGCTCCATGATCTTAGTAATCAGCCCTGTCTTACTATAATTATCAGCAAAACTAGCTATATACGAAGGAGAAGCGCCCTTATCTATTAAGTTCTGATATCTATCAGGAAACACCTTACTATAGGCAGTAGAGGCCTTATCTCCCATTAATTTCAGAGATACGAACTTAACGGCATTCACATATGCAGCTAATGAGAACTTACCGGTAGTAAGCACAGATGCATAGGTCAGTACATTATCCCTAAATACCCGCCTAAGTTCTGAATTAGGCTCTGAATTAACAACATCAATCACTTCATCAGTCAAATACTTCCTAAACCTCTTATCAGGCAGAGCCCCAGATAGCTGTTCTTTGGTCAGATGATCCGTTGTTTCTGTATCAGTGTCTACATCCTGTAAATTACTTAATTGCATCACAAACCTCGTTCCATTTACGAATTAAACTACTATGTGATATATCATCTGCATAACATGTATGCGGCGATACCATCCAATTCTTCCTATCTAAACGAACTAAAATACCACTACTAACTAATTCAGCCCAGTACTTCTCCCAGGTCCTGTAATCCGTTATCCAATTAATACTCTTAATAAACTCTTTCTTGTCTATCTCATTGTCTTTATTAGATAACACCGTTAAGGGCAATAGCAGTGCACATGCTGTACTAGATAGGGGTAGTGTACCTGCTGTCTCTGTATTGATGTACTTAACCATGATGTCGTTTAATTCTCTTTTTAGGAGCCAACTTAGGCCACCGTGTTGTGATCTCATGCACATACTGCCTGGAGATCCCGTAAGTCCTTGCTACATTCGCCTGAGAATGCCCATCCCTCAGCGCTTCTAATATATGCTGGTCTCTATTACTCGGTTCTGTTAACCGCTTTCTCCCAGCAGTCATTTCCTTAATCCCCTACTAGTCTGAGTATCCCACATGTGTTTAACAGTAAAATACTGCCTATCATTGCCATTGAACATCACATCCGGATTAAGCATATACTCTTTCTTAGTATACTTCCTAATCAGATCACACTTCTTCAAGTCCCTCACCCCTAAAGTAAAATCCCCCACAGTAATACCCGCTTGCTTAGCTATTTCCTGAGGAGTCCCTGCTACCATATTTACTCTATTAATATGGTACATCATCTTCAATAGCACTAAAGCAGCATAGCTACTTAGTTTTGTTTTAGCTAAAAGTACAGCTGGCTGAGTACCTAATTGGAATTTATTAAACATACCCACATAATACCTAAATAACTACATAATGCAATACTTAACTAGAGTTAAACGTTGTATACGATGTTTAACTGGGTAGTTAAACGTTGTATACCGTGTTTAACTATTTGTAACTACTTGTAAATAAAAGCCTAGCTCTCCCTTAAGAAGGAAGAAGAGTCCTCCGGACTTCTCGCCCCTGCGGGGCTTCAGTCCGTCGTCCTCCAGCTACCGCTATATTCCCTATATATAATATATATAATATTATTTTTAATAGACAACATCCCCCCTACTTTTAAAACTAAGATGATCCACGAAAACCCATAGACAATTTTTATTTTTAGGTATACGTGTAGTACTAACTGGTTGAAGGACTCAACCCGAAAACCACCCCCCGCCCTTAAAAAGATAACTATCTTTTTACAACACTGACCTTGTCAGTGAGGTAATATTACTAAACCCAAGGAGAATAACATGTCATTACAAGTACTCGATTCAGCATCAGCAACCACCACCAAAGTACTCACCATCGTAGACAAAGCATCAGACTTCCTCGTAGTAGGTACTATCCTCGCTACATCAGGTCTCATTATGGAACGTCGTACTCAAGTCGTTGAGCAAGAAGAAGCCAAAGTCAAACAGGACGCTGGCAAAACATACTCACCTGCTACTCAAGCCAAGCTCGATCTCCTCGATCAAGATATCCCTGCATAATCTATCGGGTCCCCAGAACATCGGGGGCCTTCCTTCCCCAAAAAATTACACATAAGATAGAACACTATAAGAGAGTGCCAAGAGACTAACTATTTTATGTGTTTCCTTTAAAGTTCCTATTAAGTTCTCGCTTCGCGTAATGGGTGGTTGTGAACCAAACAAGGCACAACCAACCAATCTTGTGACTTAAGTGAAAACCGTATGGCACTTAAAGTCACCCTTAATAATCTCTTCTATAGGAGACGTATCATGAGTGTAAATGCTAATCACCAAGCTACAAAAGTAAAACCAGACCAATCTAAGACACCT